GAACAGCGGCACTTCCATCTATTACCACCACAGGCGACACCAACCCAGGTATCTTCTTCCCTGCTGCTGACACTATTGCTTTTACTGAAGGCGGTGTAGAGGCTATGCGGATTGATAGTGATGGAGATGTAGGTATTGGTACAAGTTCGCCCGCTGCAAAACTTCATATATTTTCAGCAAACTCTGTTTCTTCTAGAGTTGAAACAAGTGGTGCAGGGTCAGCAGCTTCACAATTTAAAAGCCCATCAGGTTCTACATTTTTAGGACAAGATGCTACCGGCGGCTATTTGCTTACCGATTATTCCGCACCACTATTGTTTTACATCAACAACACAGAACGAGCCCGTATCGACACCAGCGGTAACTTGCTGGTGGGGACTACGAGTGGTGGTGGGGAAAGGTTATACGTTACTCAATCGGCAAGTTCTTCAACAGCCTTTTTTCTAAATAACAATGGAACAGCAGCTAATCAATATGGGATTGTTGTAAAACTAAATGGCGACCCAAATAATACCAACCACATGGTTCAGTGTCTAGGCGGGGCAACTGAACGAGCGACTATTCGTGCAAATGGTGGTTTGGCAAACTATTCAGCCAATAACGTCAATTTGTCTGACCGCAGAGAGAAAACAAACTTTGCTCCAGCCAAGTCATATCTTGATGTAATTATCGCCATCCCTGTTCAAACATTTAACTACATTGACCAAAATCTTGAAGAAGATAGTGGTTTGACATTGGGCGTTGTTGCTCAAGATGTACAAGCAGTTGCGCCTGAGATGGTCATGGAAAGCAATTGGGGCACAGAAGAAGAACCCAAGATGCGTTTGTCCATCTATCAGACCGATTTGCAATATGCGCTGATGAAGTGCATCCAAGAACAACAAGCCCTCATCACCCAACTCACCGCCCGTATAACCGCTTTGGAGTCAGCATGATTACTTGGACAATCTCAACCCTTGACCGACAAACCTCAGATGGTTTTGTCACTACCGCACATTGGCAAGCAAATGCAACAGATGGGGATTACTCTGCATCTGTTATCAGCACTTGCTCATGGAGTGAAGGCATAGCAACCATTCCCTACGCTGACTTGACACAAGAAACAGTCTTAGGATGGATATGGGCCAATGGTGTGGATAAAGACGCTGTAGAGGCTTCTTTGGCTGCTCAGATTGAATTGCAAAAGAACCCTGTTAAAGCGACTGGAGTGCCTTGGTGAATCCTGAATTACAGCGTTACTATGAAAAAGACTCTTTTAAATTAGAGTTTTCTGAGGTTGAAATCACAAATAAGTTGTGTACTTTGTGCTATGAGAATAAGCCATTTCATGAATTTTTGAAAAATGTTCGATACAAAGATGGTCACTATAAACATTGCAAAAAGTGCCATTATGAGGTGTATGGTAGGGATGCACACTATAGGAGAAGTTATGGTGTTACTCAATATCAATACAACCAAATGGTTTTGGCTCAAAATAATAAATGCAAGGTTTGCGAATCAGATGCAGGGGATGGTCAATTTACAAGATTAGTTGTAGATCATTGTCATAAAAATAATGAACTTAGAGGTCTAATTTGTCAATCTTGTAACATGGCATTGGGAAATGTTAAAGATAATTCTGAAACTTTAAGAAAATTAGCAGATTATTTGGATGACTACTATGACCCCAGAACTTGACAAATACTATACTGACCGCTTCTCAATGATGGGAAGTGATGGGTGGAAAGACTTGGTGGAGGATATTGACTCCATGATTGCATCCTTGAATAATATATCTGTGATTTCTGATGAACAAAGCCTACAATTCAAAAAAGGTGAACTTTCTATACTAACTTGGCTGAAAACCTTGCGACAGGTCAGCGAGAGAGCATACGAGGAACTAAATGAAAAGAATGTTTGAATTTGCCTGTGCAAACGGGCATAAAACCGAAAGACTCTGTGTTTATGAGGCTCAGAGTTTTAGGTGTGAATGCGGTGAAACAGCCAACCGCATTCTTAGTGCGCCAGCCTTTAGGTTGGAGGGGTGGTCTGGTTCTTTTCCATCAGCGCATGGGAAGTTCGAGAAAAGCCACCTTGACAAGCTAAAATCTGAACGCAAAGCCAACTCTTAAACAGAAATGTCGAGTTGATTCTCCTACAACCGAAACGGCAGGAAAAGGGAAAATATGTTGATTGACCAAGAACCTGAGATGAAGAGTGAGTTAGAAGCTGAAGAATCCAAGCTATCTAACACCATTGCGCCAGCAGCCCCTGGACTCCCTGATAAATACAGGGATAAAAGTCTGGAAGACATTGTTCGGATGCACCAAGAAGCTGAGAAGTTAATTGGCAAGCAAGCGCAAGAAGTGGGAGAGGTAAGGAAACTCGCTGATGAACTCATTAAGCAGAACCTCAGTTCACAGCAACAGACTATTAAAGAGGAAGAACCTGAAGTAGATTTCTTTGAGAATCCACAGAAGGCAGTTCAAAAGACTATTGATAACCATCCTGATGTTCTCGCAGCCCGTCAAGCAGGTGTTGAGTTCAAGAGGATGCAGATTCAGCAGAAGCTAGTGCAAGAGCATCCTGACTACACTCAGATTGCTCAAGATCAGGACTTTGTGAATTGGGTGAAATCCTCACCTATTCGCCTTGGTCTGTATGCAAAAGCTGATGGTGAGTTCGATTACGATAGTGCGAATGAGTTGCTGTCTACTTACAAGCAGTTGCGTGGTGTCAAGTCAAAGCAGACTGAGCAAGCGGGTGAAACCGCCAGGAAGCAGAACATGAAGGCCGCACAAGTGGATGTTGGTGGAACTGGTGAGAGTTCAAAGAGGGTATACAGACGGGCTGACCTTATTCGGCTGAAGATGACCGATCCGGCTCGATACGAGGCACTGAATGATGAAATTCTTGCTGCGTATTCTGAAGGTCGGGTCAAGTAACTTAACTTTCGTTTCTAAGGAGAAACATCATGGCATTTCCTACCCCTGCGGTAACCACGACTACCGCCGCTACATTCATTCCTGAAATTTGGAGTGATGAAATTGTTGCCGCATACAAGAAAAACTTGGTGCTGGCAAATTTGGTTATGAAGATGAACTTCAAGGGCAAGAAAGGTGACACCGTTCACATTCCTGCACCTTATCGTGGTTCTGCTTCTGCCAAGGCCGCTTCAACCGCAGTGACGCTGATTGCAGCCACTGAGACTGAAGTTCAAGTGTCGATCAACAAGCACTATGAATATAGCCGCTTGATTGAGGATATTGTCGAGGCTCAAGCCCTGAATAGCTTGCGTCAGTTCTATACCAATGATGCTGGTTATGCCCTGGCTAAACAAGTCGATTCAGACTTGATCCAGTTGGGTCGTTCTGCCAACGGCGGTACTGCTGACAGCGCCCGTTACACGGGTGGCTTCATTGGTGGCGATGGCACGACTGCCTTCGACTACACAGCTAACACCAACACTGGTAACGCCTCTGCTCTGACTGATGCTGCAATTCGCCGCACCATTCAGCGTTTGGATGACAACGACACTCCTATGGATGGTCGCTTCTTCATCATCCCCCCGTCTAGCCGTAACACGCTGATGGGTTTGGCTCGTTACACTGAGCAAGCCTTTGTGGGTGATGGCAACGCCATCCGCAATGGTGAGATCGGCAACCTGTACGGCATCCCCGTGTTCACTTCCAGCAACGCTGACTCTGCATCTGCTACTGCGGCTTTCCCCGCATCTGGTACTGCAATCGCCCGTGTTTGCTTGATGGGTCACAAAGACTCTATGGTTTTGGTTGAGCAAGTGGGCATCCGTTCACAAACTCAGTACAAACAAGAGTACTTGGGTACGCTGTTCACTTCGGACACGCTCTATGGTGTGAAGGCTCTCCGCACTTCTACCACTGGCACTGACCCGAATGCCGCATCCATGTTCGCCTTGGTTGTGCCTTCCTAATTGCAGTTGCGCCCCCTGCCCTAGTGGTGGGGGGACTTTTTTAACCTAATTAGGAGAAATCAAAATGGCAGCAGCAACCGCAGTCGTTTCCCGCCGTGGTAACGATCAATTTCGTGGCCTGTTTTCAGACACTTGGGATGTAGCTTGTACTTTAGATAGCGCCTCAATCGCTACTACTGCTACGGCAACTGACACAGTGGCTGTTCCAGGCGTTGTTTTGGGTGACATGGTTCTTGGTATGTCAATTGGTGTGAGTGAAGCAGGTTTGGTTCGCCGAGCCTATGTTTCAGCCGCTGACACAGTGACTATCGTTACCTACAACCCAACAGCAGGTTCTATTAACTTAGACTCAACCACAATGCAACTTGTGATTGGTCGGGCAGTGCTTTGAGAATAGGGGGGTTCGTCCCCCCTTTCTTGTTTTGGAGTTAATCAATGGCAACTTTTCGCTGTCTTCAGTCTGGTAACACAGTTAGTTTTACCTTGCAACATGACATTGACTCAATGAAGGGTCATCAAGGTTATGTTCGTATTGATGAGCAAGAAAAGCAACCTGATGGGTATGATGCCAATGCCGTGAGAACAGATACTGCTTTCACACCGCCAGTTGTACGGCGCATGGGTCGCCCAAGGAAAGTTGCAAATGTCTGATATAGACGCTAGAGATTTTGGAAAACTGGAGGCCCAAGTTGAGGCTCTCCAGAATGAAGTTCATACTTTGAGCAAAGATGTGAAGGCTTTGCTTGAGTTGGCAAACAAGAGTAAGGGTGGATTCTGGATGGGAATGACCATCGCCTCCACTGTTGGCGGCATACTTACCTATGTTGGTGAGAGGTTGTTCAAATGAAGGGCTTGCTCTCAGGGGTATCGTGCCCTATTGCCACTCAGGATATAACTGTTAACCTGAAAAACAGGAATAACGCATTCAAAGAGTTTGGTTATGGCCCACCCAACCCTGATGAAGCAAATGATGCTTTCTGGTTGAAAAAGGCCAAGATGTATAACGCTCCCACATCTACCATCAAGGGTATGTTGTGTGGGAACTGTGCCGCTTTCATTCAGACACCCAAGATGATGGAGTGCATCACATCTGGTCTGGAAAAGGATGAAAACGAGGGTGAGTTGTCCTATGACGAGAACTTTGTCAAGGCGGCTAACCTGGGATACTGTGATCTGTTTCAATTCACCTGTGCAGCGGCCCGCACCTGTGATGCTTGGAAGTCTGGTGGGCCAATAACCAAGGAAAAAGCATGATGTACGGCAAGCCAATGAAAGAGTCAAAGTCTTCTTCAAAGAAGAAAAGTGTTCCTGTCACTGTCATGGTAGCAATTGGGAAACCAAAGATGCTCCCTAAAAAGGGTCAGCGCACTGCCACCAACATGATGAATAAAGCTAAAAAGGCAAAATAATGTCATCTTTAACCGCCCCCATCACCCTTTTAAACGCAGTTGTTGCAACTGGTGCATCTACAGCAGTTCAGGCAGATGCTGGTCAACCTGCATTCCTGCAAGTTTCTGGTATCACCAGTGCAACTGTAGCCCTGCAAGGCAGCTTGGATGGCACAAACTGGTCAACTATTGGCACTGCATTGACTGCAAATGGCATCATTACTGTCGCCAATGCTCCCAAGTATTTGAGAGCAAATTGCACTGTTTTTGTCACTGGAACCATCACAGCTAAGATTATGTACTAAGGAAACGCTATGAAAATGACCAAATCGGCTAAAAAGGTTGGAAAAGTCATGCGTGAGTACAAAGAGGGAACTTTGCATTCTGGGTCTAAAAAGGGGCCAGAAGTGACTTCCCGCAAGCAAGCAATTGCCATTGCATTGTCTGAAGCTGGCATGGCAAAACCCAAGAAAAAGGCCAAGAAATGAAACCTGGACTTTATGCTGCAATTCATGCCAAACAAGCCCGTATCAAGGCTGGTTCTGGTGAAAAGATGCGTAAGGTAGGGGCCAAGGGTGCGCCTACTGCTGCTGACTTTAAACAAGCGGCAAAGACTGCAAAGAAGGTTAAAAAGGTGAAGTAGATGAAATCTCCTGTTTGGCAGACAAAAGCTGGTCAAAATGCAAAAGGCGGCTTGAATGCCAAGGGCAGATCATCTTATAATGCGGCAACTGGTGGGAACCTAAAACCTCCCGTCAAATCAGGGGATAATCCCCGTAGAGCAAGTTTCTTGGCTCGAATGGGCAACATGGATGGCCCTGAGTTCAAGAATGGTGAACCAACGAGACTGCTTCTTTCGCTAAAGGCATGGGGTGCTAACTCCAAGGCTGACGCAAAGGCAAAAGCTAAAGCTATATCCGCAAGGAACAAGGCAAAAGCGAAATGAGGCAACCCAATGACATTACTTGAACTGGTCAACGATGTATTGATTCGTTTGCGTGAGCCTGTTGTAACCACTTACAACGAAACCACCTATTCCACCCTTATTGCCAAGTTTGTCAACGATACAAAGCGTCAAGTTGAAGATGCCTTTGGTTGGAATGCACTTGGTCAAACAGTCACTATTACCACTGCTGCTGGCACATATTCGTATGCCTTAACTGGTGCTGGACAGAAGTTTCAGGTTCTTGATGCTATCAATGCAACGAGCAACATTGGACTTAAAAACACCACTTTTGTGGACATGAATCGTAAGCAGAACTTCTCTGTGGTTATGACGGGTATCCCAAGTGAATACAACTTTGATGGCGTAGATGCAAGCTACAACACCAAAGTAACGCTGTATCCAAGGCCAGATGGTGTTTATAGCCTCATGTTTGCATTGGCAGTTCCACAAGCTACATTGGCAGCAGATAGCACTGTCATTCTTGTGCCTGATGTGGTTGTTGCTCAAGGTGCTTATGCAAGGGCATTGGTTGAGCGTGGTGAAGATGGTGGTCTGTCTTCATCTGAGGCTTACACACTGTTTCGATCCATGTTGTCGGATTACATTGCCTTGGAGGGCAGTCGTTATCCTGAGAATCAAGAGTTTATTCCGCAATGACACAGCAAATCCAGACCTTTTCTGTCTCAGCCCCAGGCTTTTATGGGCTGAACACACAGGACTCTCCGCTTGATTTAGCGGCTGGATACGCTGCGATTGCCACAAACTGCGTGATTGACCAGTATGGTCGCATTGGCTCTCGCAAAGGTTTTTCAAGGGTTAACACATCCTCTGGCAACCTTGGTGCAAATAATGTAACAGTCATCCATGAGTTGGTGCAGACTGATGGCACTTTGACTGTTCTGTTCGCTGGAAACAACAAGCTGTTTAAACTGAGTGGCTCTACTGTTACTGAGTTGACCTATGGGGGGGGAGGTACTGGCCCCACCATTACTGCAAGCAACTGGCATTGTGCTTCTCTAAATGGAATCACATATTTCTTTCAGTCAGGTTATGACCCACTGATCTATGACCCTGCTGTAAGTACCACCACATACCGCCGTGTGAGCGAGAAAAGTGGTTATGTTGCGACTGCTCCACAAACCAACATTGTTATCTCTGCCTATGGTCGCTTGTGGACTGCTAGTAGCACTGCTGACACTGTAACTGTCTATTTCTCTGACTTGCTGGCAGGGCACATCTGGTCAACAGGAACTGCTGGTTCTTTGGACATTTCACGGGTATGGCCCAATGGGTCTGATGAGATTACAGGGTTGGCAGCTCACAATGGATTCTTGTTTATCTTTGGCAAGCGTCAAGTCTTGATTTATGCAAATGCAACTACCCCATCAAGTCTGTCTCTGAGTGACACCATCAGCAACATTGGTTGCATTGCAAGGGACTCTATTGCCAACACAGGCAGTGATGTGGTTTTCTTGTCAAACAGTGGTGTGCGGTCATTGCTCAGAACCATTCAAGAGAAGTCTGCTCCTTTGCGGGACTTGTCTAAGAATGTGCGTGATGACTTGATGACGATTGTGAATGCTGAGACATTGGCAAACATCAAGGCAGTCTATTCAGAGTCAAATGCCTTCTACCTGATTAACTTCCCAACTGCAACCCAGACCTACTGCTTTGACACCAAGGCGGCTTTGCAAGATGGTTCTTCACGGGTAACTGTGTGGGATTCCATCACTCCAACTGCTTTCCTTGCTAAACGCAATGGAGACTTGTTGATTGGCAAGAATGGATATGTGGGCAAGTATGGCACTTACCTTGACCATACAAGCACATACCGATTGCAGTATTTCACCACTTATGCTGACCTGGGTGCGGCCAATGTCACATCCATCCTGAAACGCATTGCTGTGGTGGTGATTGGTGGTTCAAGCCAAGGCTTTATCATCGGAGCGGGAACCGCTGCTGGTGATGCTAGCTCTGTGCTTGTAGGAGCTGCAAGCGACGTCATTTATTGGAGAGCATTACTCCACGATCTTTCCTTACCTTCATAAGGTATAACTAGGGGGCTAAATGCCCCCTTTAATTTGGTGACATATGTCAAATTTCGTCATTGGGCCGATAGCGCCTCAAAATAACCCTCCGATCAAATCCCAGTACTATCAGCCTTCAGTATTCGATATTCAAGCTTTAACATTAGGCGCTACAACTATCGTCACAACTACCGTGGATCACAATTACGTCGTTGGACAGCTTATACGTTTAGTCATACCTGCTTCGCATGGTTCTACTTCTCTGAATGAGACACAAGGTTTCGTACTAACCGTCCCAGCAGCCAACCAAGTACAAGTAACAATAAACTCAACCGAATCTGATCCATTTATTGAATCTCCTTCTTCAAATCCAACAC